CAGATGTCAAATTTGAAATTGGAGAGGTTTTACGATTCCAAGAATCGTCTGTTCGTGCTCTTCCGTCAGCATTAGATGAAACAAGTAAAAATATATCATCACATTATCTTTATAATAGTGGACAAACTGGTTCGATCTATAATTATTCTTCCATAAAAAGAAAACCAGGTTTTGAAAAACCAAAGAAACAAATAAAAGTATATTTTTCAAATTTATATTTTAGTTCATCGGATGATGGCGATATTGTAACTGCAAGATCATATAGCACTGGAATAGATTATGCTAAAGATATTAGAACGGTTAATGGAATAAGAAACACTGATATTATTGACATTAGACCAAGGGTTTCTACTTATGGTGTTGAAGTTGATAAGAGGTCTCCTCTAGAATTTTTTGGTAGAACTTTTAATCAAAGTGGAAATTCTGCTGCAAATATTTTAGCCTCAGATAAATCAATACTTATTGATTATACATTTTATCTTGGAAGAATTGATAGGATTTATCTTTCAAAAACGGGAGCTATTACAGTTCAAAAAGGAGATCCATCAGAACATCCCAAAAAACCAGTTTCAATTGATGAAGCTTTAGAGTTAGGATTTATAAATCTTCCACCATATCTATATTCTTCTAGACAAGCAAAAGTTTCATTTTTAGAACATAAGAGATATAGAATGAAGGATATCTCTAAATTGGAAAATAGAATTAAAAATTTAGAATATTATACTTCTTTATCATTACTGGAAACGAATACTGAAAATCTATTTGTACCAGATGATGAAGGATTGAATAAATTTAAATCTGGATTTTTTGTTGATAACTTCAAGACAAATCTCAATCAAGAGGGCAGTATTCCTCTTAAAAATAGTATTGATATTGGAAATAGTGAATTGCGCCCAAGACATTATACAAATTCTGTAGATTTAGAAATAGGACCTGTTGATGGAGTTTCTCCTGATACTGATGCTAGATGGAGTATTCCCGAAGGTACTAATATTGCAAGAAGTGCAAATAATTTATTAACATTGTCTTATAATGAATTACTCTGGAAAACACAACCATTTGGTACAAGAGAAGAAAGTGTAACCCCATATTTGATAGATGTATGGTATGGTAGATTAACTCTAGACCCATCATCAGATACCTGGGTAGATACTGTAAGAATAGATGCAAAAGTAATTCAAGTTGAAGGAAATTATAATGATACGATTGCCATTCTTGGTGCAGATCCACAAACTGGGTTAGGGCCAATAATTTGGGATGCTCCAGAGACTGTTTGGACTGGCACGAGGACCAATTCATTCTCTGTTCAAAGAACCGAAGTTGGTAATTTTTCAATTGATACAGACCTTGAAACTAATATTAACACATCGCAAGATGCACTTAGAGCAGGTCAAACAACTACGGTGAATGGAAGTGTTTCTAGTACATTTGAGGTAGAACTATCAGGTACGGAAACAGTATTTGAAGATACTATTACAGAGACGTTCAATACAGGTACAGAAACAAGGAATGGTGTAAGGGCTCTTATTACTGAAAGATATGATCAAGAATCTCAAGGAGATAAAGTTGTAAGTAGAGAGTTAATCACTTTCATGAGGAGACGCAATATTACTTTTATTGGTTCTCAATTGAAACCACAGACTAAACTCTATGCGTATTTTGATGGCGTTAAAGTTGATAAGTATGTTACTCCAAAACTTTTACAAGTTGAAATGATTTCGGGGGTATTTCAAGTTGGAGAAACTGTTGCAACTGATATAGTTCCTGGTACATATACAAATCCTTATATAAAATTTAGACTTGCAAGACCTGATCATAAAGAAGGTCCTTTCAATGATCCATCTAGGACATATACTTCAAATCCATATACTACTGTTGTTTCTACATCAACTGAAAGTTATTACGACTTAGCAGCTAGATCTGAACTTAATGCCATTCCATCTTCATACTCATCAACTTCAGATATATTAAATATTGACCTATTATCTTTATCAAGTCGTGGTAATGGATTCTTTGGTTATGCTTCAGTTGGAATGATATTGAAGGGTCAAACTAGTGGTGCCATTGCTCGTGTAACAGCTAAAGATTTAATAACTGATATTGCTTCTACAATATATGGAGATTTACGTATTCCAAATCCAAATTTTGCATCTAATTTGAAATTTGAAACTGGCAGTAAAGTTTTAACTTTAACTGATAATCCAAATTCTTTCAGCTCATTTAATAAAACAAGTGCTCAAGCAGAATTTGTATCTTCTGGTACATTAGAAACGGTTCAAGAAGAAATTATCAGTACAAGAAATGCTCAAGTTCGATATCAAGAACTTCAAACTTCACGCACAGTTGAGGAATTTGTAGGATCTGACGTTGTGACAGAAGTTGTAAGCACTACAAACTTTACAGATAATGGTTCAACTACTTCAAATGACACTTTTAGTCTTCAGATACCTCCAGGTGCACAAGGTGCCACAGGTGCACAAGGTGCCACAGGTGCCACAGGTGCACAAGGTGCACGAGGTGGAACAGGTGGTGGCGGCCGTGCTTTCTGGAATAATTTCGATCCTAGAACCCAGACTGGGTTCCACAACGTGCCGGTGCGGTGGAACAACGGCGGTGGTGGTGGTGGTGACCCCATCGCACAAACTTTCTTATGTGAAGAACCTAGTGGACTGTTCTTAACTTCTTTAGATGTCTTTTTCTCTCAAGTTGATCCTGATGGAATCCCTGTAATTTTTCAATTAAGAAATGTTGTCAACGGATATCCAGAATCTAATGTGTTTATACCAGGTTCTGAAGTATATATCGAACCATCAGAGATTCAGGTTTCACCAGATGGATCTATTCCCACAAGAATTAATTTGCCAGGTCCAGTTTATTTGAGTCCGGGAAAAGAATACGCTTTAATATTAATGTCAGCATCTACATCATATAAAGTTTTAATATCTAGAGTTAAAGAAAATGATTTAATAACTGATGAATTTGTTAGCACTCAACCTACATTAGGATCACTATTCAAGTCACAAAATTCCACTGCATGGGAATCAAGTCAGTGGGAGGATCTCAAGTTCAATTTATATGTTGCCAATTTTGCCACTAGTGGAACGGTTGAATTCTATAACCCAATCCTCTCTGATGCTGATGGCTATGTTCCTACGTTAATGAAAGATTCTGTGGTTGTAAATTCTAGGCAAGTACGAATTGGAATTGGATCAACTTTACAAGATGACAATATCCGCATAGGAAATACGGTAACGCAGGATGGAACTAGTGCTTCAGGAAATTTAAAAGGATTTGCTGGCTCTATAGACGGAGCATTTTCTATTGTCAATAGTGGAATTGGTTATACTCCCAATTCCGGATCTTTTACATTTACTGGTGTTGCAGTAACTGCTGTTACTGGATTTGGAAGAGATGCCACAGCAGAAATTACCGTTACTGATGGTGTAATCTCTTCAGCAACTGTAACAACAGGTGTTGAGGGAACAGGATATCAAGTCGGTGATGTTCTAGCTGTTCCAAAACTTGGAAATGAAAATGTTGGAGAAGTTGGAGCTAATGGAAGACTTTCAGTCGTTTCTATTGCTGCTACAAATATGCTAATCCTTGATGATGTTCAGGGAGATTTCCAAACTGGAAGTTTTAATTCAGGAATTTCATCTGTTCGATATGATACCATTAAAGATGGTGTAGGACTTTCTACAACATTAAATGGTGCAAATGATGTTGGTGGTGGTGTATACATCGATAATATTATTACGGTCAGTGATGGTTTGCATCTTAAAATAAACCATAAAAATCATGGTATGCACCATGAAATTAATAGAGTTGCTTTAAATAATGTAATTTCTGATGTGTCTCCAACAAAATTAAGTGCAGCGTATTCATCTTCTTCAACCGATTCTATTTCAATTGATGATAGTTCACAATTTGGAACATTTGAGAATGTTTCAGTTGCATCATCTATGCCAGGTTATGCTAGGATACAAAATGAAATTATTTCGTATACTGGAGTTTCTGCAGGTCAACTTACTGGTATTACTAGAGGAGATTTGCCTGGAGATTATCCCTTAGGAACACCAGTTGAAAAGTATGAATTTCATGGAGTTTCTTTGAGAAGGATAAACAAAACACATTTACTTAGTGATGTGGATAAAACAATTATACCCAAACCCATTACATTTGATAGTTATCATGTAAAACTTGATATGGGAATTGATGGAACCGATAGAAACACCAATGAAAACAGCTATCCAAAACTTTATCTCACAGAAACTTCTAGTGATGGTGGACTTATAACTAATGCATCACAAAATATGCCTTTTGAAATTATTAAACCAATGGTCCAAAATATTTCTGTGAGTGGAGCATCAATTAAAGCTTCAATTAGAACAGTCTCTGGAACAAATCTTAATGATGGATCTGGAACTGGATCTGATCTTCCTTTTGTAGTTCAACCAAGAGTTCCTGTTACAATAAATGAAGTAAATTATCTCGATAATACCAGTATTATTTGTTCTAGAAATAATGAACTTGAAAATGCATCAATTTCTCAACTTCCAGGAGCAAGATCATTCAATCTTCAATTACAGTTAAATACTAATAATCAATTAGTATCTCCTGTTATTGATCTTGAAAGGATAAATGTTGTGTTAACCTCTAATAGAATTGATTCGCAAATTTCTGATTTTAATACTGATAATAGAGTGAATACTTTATTAGAAGATCCATCTTCTTTCTCTTACATCACAAAAGAACTTCAACTAAAAAATTCATCAACTTCCATTCAAGTTCTTCTCGATGCACACCTCAATGTGTTCTCGGATTTAAGAGTGTTTTATGCTATCAGTGATAAATCTAATTTTGAACCAATATTCATTCCCTTCCCAGGATATGATAATCTTGATCCACAAGGAAATATAATATCTTCACAAAATAATAGTGGTAGACCAGACAGCCGTGTTTCACCATCATCATATGGTTCATTTGAATCTCTTGATTTGGCCTTCAAGGAGCATAAATTTAGTGTTTCTAATTTGCCATCATTCAGATTCTATAGAATAAAACTGGTGGCAGCATCATCCAATCAGGTGTATGTCCCCAGAATTCGTAACCTAAGAACCATTTGTTTTGCATAAAGTATTATGAGCGATTTAATTAAGGTGGAGGGTCATGCAAATTTGAGACGTGACCCTCATACAAATTCAATTATCAATACAGATAAATCTGGATATGATCAGTATATTGCACGTCGCAATAAAAAAAACGAAGAAAAACAAAAATCCTTGCAAATGGAGGAAGAAGTTGCTAATATGAAAAAAGATCTAGATGAAATTAAAACCTTACTAAGGAGATTAACTAATGGATCCTGAATCAATTCAACTGGATAATATCAATAAGCAATTTGAATATTTTAAAATTTCTAAAGAAGTTGATAATATTACTTGCATTGATTCTCTTAAGAATATGTTAAAAGCATATATTAAGTTATACTATAAGCAACAAGAGGTATTAACCAACATGGCTAAAATGCCATAAATATTCAAAAAAGAGTCCATAGATATGGCGCAACCATCCACAAAACAAGAGTTAATAGATTATGCAAAAAGAAAACTGGGAGCGCCAGTTTTAGAAATTAATGTTGCGGATGAGCAAATTGATGACTTAATTGATGATGCTGTTCAATTTTTTCAAGAACGGCATTTTGATGGTGTATATCCTGCATTATTTAAATATCAAATAACAGAAGAAGACATAAATCGAGGAAAAGCAAAGGCCCCGACAGGTGTTGGTATCGCTACGACTTCTGCCACAGAAACAATTGTTGGTACAGCAACAACTTTCAGTTATTATGAAAATTCAAATTATTTAAAAATTCCAAATTCTGTAATTGGTGTTACTAAAATATTTCATTTTGATGGATCTAATGCTGTTTCCAGCAATATGTTTAGTGCCAAATATCAATTATTTTTAAATGACGTTTATTATTGGGGTTCGACAGAACTTTTATCTTATTCAATGGTAAAAACATATCTTGAAGATATTAATTTTTTACTTACTACACAAAAACAAATTAGATATAATAAGAGACAAGATAGACTTTATTTGGATATTGATTGGAATACGGTAAATGCCGGAGACTTTTTTATCATCGATTGTTTTTCTGTTTTAGATCCAAATTCATATTCTGAAGTATGGAATGATTCTTTTTTGAAAAAATATGTGACTTCACTGATTAAGAAACAGTGGGGCCAAAATTTAATTAAATTTCAAGGCGTAAAACTTCCCGGTGGTGTGGAGCTTAATGGAAGACAGTTATATGATGATGCTCAAAAAGAAATAGACGACCTAATGGAAAAAATGTCAAATACATACGAACTTCCTCCATTAGATATGATTGGTTAATGCTATGCTAAATCCATTTTTTCTACAAGGGTCGCAAACAGAGCAAGGTCTGGTTCAAGATCTCATAAATGAGCAATTGAGAATGTATGGTGTAGAAGTACATTATATTCCTAGAAAATATGCAACTGAAAAGACAATAATCCAAGAAGTCATTCAATCAAAATTTGATCAGGCTCATCCTATTGAGGCATATGTCAATAATTATGAAGGGTATGGTGATAATACAACTATCCTTTCAAAGTTTGGTATACAAGCAACAAATGAAATTGAATTGATAATTTCTAAAGAAAGATATGAGCAATATATATCACCATTACTCAAAGATAGGTCTAACGTAAAACTAACTACTCGGCCAAAAGAAGGAGACTTAATTTATTTTCCACTAGGCGATAGGATTTTTGAAATTAAGTTTGTTGAGCACGAAAAACCATTCTATCAACTTAGAAAAAACTATGTTTATGTTCTGAAATGTGAACTATTCAGAATGGAACAAAATGATATCCTCGATACGGGTATTTCAGAAGTTGATGATGTTCTTACAGGAATCTCAACAAATTTAGACGATGGTTATGTCTCATTTGGTAGTGTACAAACTTTAAATATGGTTGGTGCAGGAGTGACTGCAACTGCATCCATATCTCAAGTGTTAAATGGATCAATTCAATATATTACAGTCACTAATCGTGGTGGTGGGTATTCAAGTGCACCAACAGTTGCTATATCCTCTGCACCTTCTGGAGGAACTACTGGAATAGCAACGGCAGTGATGATTAGTGGTATTGTTGTATGTACAGACAATACTAATCCTAACGCAAAGTCTGTTCAATCAGTTAATTTAGTTAATCCTGGTAGTGGTTATACCACTGCACCTGGAATTAGATTCATTGGAGGTGGTGGAAGTGGTGCAGCTGCGACTTCTATGATATCTACAGGTTCTATTGGTCCAATTACAGTTTCGAATGCTGGATCTGGTTATACTGTTGCCCCACCTGTCACGTTTACAGGAATTTCCACAGTATCAGCCGCTGCCACTGCGGTGGTGAGTTCTGCAGGAACAATTACTGCAATTAATATTACAAATACTGGTACTGGATATACTGAAGCACCAACGGTCACCATAGGATCTCCATATTTGTCTGGAATTGGAACTTATATTTTCAATGAAGTTATTACAGGTTCTACTAGTGGAACAACAGCAAGAGTTAGATCTTGGAATGTAAATACTAGTGTTCTTGAAATTGCTTCTGCTAGTGGAGAATTTGTTTCCGGAGAAACTGTCGTTGGTGAAGATTCTGAAGCATCTTATATGATAAGAACGATAACTGAATTTGAGGCATCAGATGGATTTAGTAGTAATGATGATATAGAGACAGAAGCTGATGCAATTATCGACTTTTCAGAGGGAAATCCTTTTGGTCAGGCATAAAGTATAAATAGAACTTATTGGCCCTCTAAAGTGTAGAAATGTTTGATTATTTTTATCACGAAATTTTTAGAAAAACAATCATTGCTTTTGGAACATTATTCAACAGCATAGAAATTAGGCAGACAAATTCTGCAGATTCTGTTGTTAATATAATGAAAGTGCCTCTTGCATATGGGCCCACACAGAAGTTTTTAGCAAGACTTGAGCAATCTCCGGATTTAAATAAACCAACTCAAATGACACTACCAAGAATGTCATTTGAATTTACTGGTGTTACATATGATCCTTCTAGAAAAATTACCGCAACTCAACAATTTGTTGTAAAAAATCCAAATGATGGATCGGACGTTAAGAAATCGTTCATGCCTGTTCCATATAATATGCAGTTTGAATTGAGTATTATGACAAAACTCAATGATGATGCTTTGCAAATAGTTGAGCAAATTCTTCCATATTTTCAACCAGCATATAATCTATCAGTGACTCTCGTAGAATCTGGAATAAATGAGAAAAGGGATATTCCCATTGTTTTAGAAAATGTCACAATGCAAGATGATTATGAGGGCGATTATTCTACAAGAAGAGTTCTTCTTTACACATTGAGGTTTAGTGCAAAGACGTATCTTTTTGGACCTGTTTCTTCTGCATCCAAGGATATTATCAAGTCTTCAACAATCAGTTATATTACTGGTACAGATACTACAAATACCACAAGAAATCTTTCTTACACGGCCGTCCCAAGAGCAATTAAGAATTATAGTGGTGATGTATTAACCAATCTAACATCAGATATTGTAAAAACAGACACATCTATTGAAGTTGATGATGCAAGTTCTATTACAAATAAAACGTATCTTGATTTGGAAGGAGAGCAAATATTTGTCACTCGAATTGATGGCAATACTATGACAGTGGAAAGGGGTAAAGATGGCACTACTATTACAGATCATCTTCGTGGTGCTCCGATAAAACCAATTACAGCAACCGATAATGCACTTGTCGAATTTGGAGATGATTTTGGTTTTGATGGTACTATAAGTTAAGTAATTAAAAAATATGACTAAAAAGTATGAAGATTTGAGCGATGCTTTTAATGTAGAAGCAGAAATAGTTCCTGAAAAAGAAAATGACATGAATGTACCTGTAATAACACCTGATGAAAAAAAGATTTCAAATGATGTTCAAAAAGATTATGAATATACGAGAGGAAATTTATATTCGATAATTGAAAAAGGTCAAGAAGCAATTAATGGTATTCTTGAGTTAGCTCAAGAAACGGAGCAACCAAGGGCATATGAAGTTGCTGGTCAATTAATTAAAAGTGTTTCAGATGCGACAGATAAATTAATGGAACTTCAGAAAAAACTAAAGGATGTTGAGGAAGATAAAGGTTCAAAAGGTCCAACAAATGTTACTAATGCACTCTTTGTTGGTTCTACAGCAGAATTAGCTAAACTCTTGAAAAAACAAAACGAAGATAAATAACTAAAAATACAAGTGTGTCATGGCAGCAACATCGGTAAATTTAACAATAGATAAAGGAACCGACTTTGAGGCAACTTTTAATCTAACAAATAGTGATGAATCGATTGCAAATTTGGCAAGTTCTTCAATATCTGCAAAAATTAAAAAACATCCAACAGCATCTTCTTCAGTATCTTTTGCATCAACCATAACTGAAGCAACGGGAAAAGTTATAATATCAATGGCATCCACAGTTACTTCAGAATTAAGTTCTGGAAGAAATTACTACGATGTTTTGTTGACTGATAGTGGAGGTTCTGTATCAAAAGTTATTCAAGGTATGGTTTTAGTTAATGATTCTGTATCATCATGACAGAATACAACGTATCTTTAACAAGTTCAGAATATAGCATTTCTTTAGATACCCAGTCTTCTTTAACAGTATCTAGTGTTAGTATAGGAGCAACAGCTGTGCCTGCAAAATTTTCAGATCTTTCAGATTTTAATGGAGATTCAGTATCTGATAAGTACGTAATTATGTACAATTCGTCAACACAAACTTATGAGGCAGTCAATCCTGATGAAATATTTACAGCTGCTGTAAATGAAACCTCATCTCCAGGAATATCTACTGTATTTTTAAATCAATTGGGAAGTGATTTAGATAATCAAATAGATGTTGATGCTGGGACTTTCTGAAAGATAAATATTTTTAATGCCTGGTATATACTAGGTTTAAGGTAAATACCATCAATGAGGAAGTTGAATGGCTGACCCAACGATAAGAATTAAAAGGTCTTCTGTCGCCGGAAAAATTCCGACAGGAGACCAATTATCTTTAGGAGAAATAGCCCTAAACACATATGATGGTAAGTTTTACGCTTCTAAAAATGTTGGTATTGGAACTACAGTATTTGCAGTCAATACATGGTCTGCTGGAGTAGGGACTAATTATTATGATACTTATTTTACTGAAGGTAATGTTGGAATAGGAACGACAATACCAACATCAAAACTTCATGTTGGTGGTGATATTTTAGTATCTGGGTTTTCGACAGTAAGTAATATTAAAATTGAAAATTCACTATATGATTCAAACAATAACGTAGGTTCATCTGGATCGGTATTAAGTTCCACAGGTTCCAATTTAATCTGGATATCTCAAGTTGCTGGAAATCAAGGTTTCCAAGGTGCACAAGGTAATCAAGGATATCAAGGAAACACAGGATCTCAAGGTGCCGCAGGGTCTACAGGTGCACAGGGTTCACAAGGAACTTCAGGATCCCAAGGTAATCAAGGAAATCAGGGCGATACTGGAGTACAAGGTTCTACTGGAGCACAAGGTGCCACAGGTTCTCAAGGTGCTACTGGAGCTCAAGGTGCTACTGGTGCTCAAGGAGATGTTGGTGCACAGGGTAATCAAGGTAATCAAGGTAATCAAGGAACTTCAGGATCCCAAGGTAATCAAGGTAATCAAGGCGATACTGGTGCTCAAGGTGCACAAGGTGCCACAGGTGCTCAAGGAGACACTGGTGCTCAAGGTGCTCAAGGCGATACTGGAGCTCAAGGTAATGAAGGCGATACTGGAGCTCAAGGAGACACAGGTGCTCAAGGTAATCAAGGAGACACTGGTGCTCAAGGCAATCAAGGTAATCAAGGTAATCAAGGTGCTACAGGAACCCAAGGTAATCAAGGTAATCAAGGAGACACTGGTGCTCAAGGCAATCAAGGCGATACGGGAGCTCAAGGTGCCACAGGTGCTCAAGGAAATCAGGGCAATGATGGAAATTTTGGTGGTGCTACCTTTGATTATACATTTAGCACTACAACAACAGATTCTGATCCCGGTCAGGGAAATTTAAGATTTAACAATGCTACTTTATCATCAGCTACATTAATGTATATTGATGATGAAGATGATAATGGAACTGACATACAATCATTTTTAAGAACTATTGATGATTCCACTTCTACAATTAAGGGACATGTTAGAGTATCTAATAAATTAGACGCTAGTGATTTTGCACTGTTTACAATTAGTGGAACAAATGTAGAAGCAACTGGATATCATAAAGTAACTGTAACTTTTGTTTCTGGGAGTGCATCTTCATTTAGTGATAGTGAAGATATAATAGTTACCTTTGCTAGAACTGGTAATATTGGTGACACTGGAGCTCAAGGTGCTCAAGGTAATCAAGGTGCTACAGGCACTGGTGCTCAAGGAGACACTGGTGCTCAAGGTAATCAAGGACATCAAGGTCTTACTGGATCTGGAGCTCAAGGTGCTCAAGGAGATACAGGAGCTCAAGGTAATCAAGGCGATACGGGAGCTCAAGGTGCCACAGGTGCTCAAGGTAATCAAGGCGATACTGGAGCTCAAGGTAATCAAGGCGATACTGGAGCTCAAGGAGACACTGGTGCTCAAGGTAATCAAGGAGATACTGGAGCACAAGGTAATCAAGGCGATACGGGAGCTCAAGGTGCCACAGGTGCTCAAGGTGCTCAAGGAGATGTTGGTGCACAAGGTAATCAAGGACATCAAGGTGATACAGGAGCACAAGGTAATCAAGGAGATACTGGAGCACAAGGTGCCACAGGTGCTCAAGGAAATCAAGGTAATCAAGGTAATCAAGGCAATCAAGGTAATCAAGGAAATACTGGCGATACTGGTGCTCAAGGTGCCACAGGAAATACTGGTGCTCAAGGTGCACAAGGCAATCAAGGAAATCAGGGATATCAGGGAGATCAAGGTGATAAAGGAGGTCTTTTATATCTCTTTGATGGTGCAAGTCAGGCAAGTGACCCATCTAATGGAGATGTTAGATTTAACAATGCTACATTTGGTTCTGTAACAATAGTATATGTTGATGGACTAACATCAGATGCAGCAAATATAGAAACTTATGTTGATACTTGGGGAGATTCTACCAATACCGTTAAAGGTCATTTAATTATAAAATCAAATACAAATTCGGATGTAACATATTGTATTTTTGAAGTTACTGGGGTTAGTGCACAAACTGGATGGACTAATATTAATGTCCAAAACCCAGTAGGGTCTGCACCATCAGATAATGAATCAATAGTTCTTGAATTTATTAGATCTGGTGATATAGGTGCTCAAGGTGCTCAAGGAGCACAGGGAAATCAAGGATATCAAGGTGATACTGGAGCTCAAGGTAATCAGGGCCATCAAGGAGACACAGGTGCTCAAGGCAATCAAGGTAATCAAGGAGACACTGGTGCTCAAGGTGCCACAGGTGCTCAAGGAGATGTTGGTGCACAAGGTAATCAAGGTAATCAGGGAGATGTAGGTGCTCAAGGTGCACAAGGTGCCACAGGTGCTCAAGGAGATGTTGGTGCTCAAGGTAATCAAGGACATCAAGGACATCAAGGTGCCACAGGTGCTCAAGGAGACGTTGGTGCACAAGGTAATCAAGGCAATCAAGGTAATCAAGGTGCCACAGGTGCTCAAGGAGACACCGGAGCTCAAGGTAATCAAGGACATCAAGGAGACACTGGTGCTCAAGGTAATCAAGGACATCAAGGTGATACCGGAGCTCAAGGTAATCAAGGGCATCAAGGAGACACCGGAGCTCAAGGTAATCAAGGGCATCAAGGTGATACCGGAGCACAGGGAAATCAAGGATATCAAGGTGATACCGGAGCACAGGGAAATCAAGGATATCAAGGTGATACTGGAGCACAGGGTAATCAAGGACATCAAGGAGACACCGGAGCTCAAGGTAATCAAGGACATCAAGGTGATACTGGAGCACAGGGTAATCAAGGACATCAAGGAGACACCGGAGCTCAAGGTAATCAAGGTTATCAAGGCAATCAGGGCACTGAAGGTAATTTCGGTGGTGCCACATTCTATTACACCTTTGAAACAAATACTACAGATGCCAATCCTGGTGCTGGAGATTTAAGATTAGACAACTCTACGCAAAATGCTGCAACTGGTATCTATATCTGTGATACTGATGAGAGCGGTAATGATATATCATCTTATCTACAAACTATTGATGACTCTACGAGCACTATCAAGGGCCATGTCAAAATTTCAAACAAAACAGACGCAAGTCAATTCATATTATTCACAATTTCCAGCCTGACTGACAACACTGGTTATTTTGATATTACAGTAAGTCCTGTTGACTCATCAGCAACCAATCCATTTAGTGATGGTGAAGACATTATCATTACTTTTGCTAGAACTGGTGATAAAGGAGACACTGGAGCTCAAGGCAATCAAGGTTATCAAGGTAACACTGGAGCACAAGGAGACACTGGTGCTCAAGGTAATCAAGGTAACACTGGAGCACAAGGAGACACTGG